CTTTTACTTCGTCAAACTGTAATCCCATCTCTTTAGCATGTTCCCAAGACCATTTCATCTCGGTTACTATAAAGACTGGGAGAATGCCCAGTTTTTGAGCATTCACCGCAGCTTCTATCAGGGCAGTGGTTTTGCCCGTATCACTATGTCCTCTCAGAAGAGTGATATGTCCGGTGGGAATACCGGGGAGGGAAGTAATGTCCTGAAAAGCTTTAGATAAAGGTATCCATCCTTGTTCTTTAAACTTAACAGACGCATTAGAAAATCCTTTCTTACTCTTAAAATTACTTAAATTAAACGACTTTCGAACATTCGCAGTCGCTCTTGCCTGTACTTCTTTCTTTTTTGCCATTATTACTCGTTAAATAGGTCATCAAATTTACTAACTGTGTCTTTGTTGCCAGCGGTAGCTGTTTCTAAAGTAAAGTTAGCCTTTTGAGGACTAGAGCTTTCTGGCTGTGTTGTAGGAGCAGATTTATCTTCATCTGCTGATCCAGGGTTAAGGTGATTCTGTAACTGTTTTTTGATATAGTCATAATCATATTGAGTATGTACATCAGTAGGGTCAGGTTGAGTCTTAATCCATGTATCAACTAAATCATTATCGTCTGATAAAGCAGTTTGTTTAGGTTTAATTCTAACCGTAGTTTCAGGATAAGGGTTACCTTGTTGTTGTTCTACAACTAAATCCCATCCGTTTATAACATCTGTAATATCTCCTATATCTTCGTCAGCAATTAGAGCTAACAAAGCTTTATAGATTGTAATTCCAAATCCCCATAATCTAACACCTTTTTCTTCTTGACCTCTTACCACTACTGGTGCAAAGATTCTAGTTTTAGGTGAGATTTTACCGGCTAAAGACCAATTGTCTCTATCAGAAGTTTTTCTTAGTTCTTTTACGAACTCTTCAATAGGGTCTTGTTTACCGAAATTTGATAAAGCAACCATAGGGTATTTTCCAATACCGTAGTGAAACTTTAGTTCTTTGAAAGGCATAGTAGGATCATAAGCAGAAGGTACTAACCTTACTGTTTGCTTTCCTAATTCTGGTTTCCAAAAAATTGTTGAATAGTCAGTCTTTTCTCTTTGCTGACCGGTGTTGTTCAAGGCATCTAGCTTAGCCTTAATCGCATTTAAATCCATATAACTAATTTTAATTAATAACTTTATATTAATATAAGAAGAATAAAATTAACGAGCAACTTTATTACTATAAACTTTCCTACATTAAGTAATTTTCTTTTTTTAAGTCTTTTTGTTGTAGATGAGCTAGAAAACAAAATCGAGTTCCAGATTCTATAATATTGACTTCGTGAAAAGATGCACAATTGAATACTATTACATTACCTATTTCCTTTGAAGCTATTGTACCGTCAACTTCAAGTTCACCTCCTTCGTAATCAGTAGTATCAGAAAGTTGGATGATAAGATTCTTTTTTCTTTTAGAAGTTGAAGACATAACATCTTGATGTCTTTTAAAAAAGTGACCTTTACCGTATTTAAGAATCATAGCTTCATTAGCTATATCTATAACTCCTAATTGTTTTACTTTAGGTAGTATAATATCTTTGAATACTGAGTTATCTTGAAAGTCATGCTTGAGAGAGTTTCTGATATTAGTATTTATCCCTGCTGTGTTCCCACTATAAACAGCGGCTTGATAAAAATCACCAGCAGTATTGAGAATACTTGCTACTTCTTCTTTCGAAAAGATTACTTTTTGAACCATATAACTATTATATCAAACTTAGAGTTCGATAATTTTAAATAACTTTGTATTAATTCTTTTTAAATCAGGGCCTTTAGTTAGTAACACGCAGTTTCTAAAATCTGACCAGTTGATTCTGTAAGAAGTGTCTAATACTCCTTCGTTTAACTCTTTAATTAGAGTGTTTAGAGCATTTATAGTATATAGGGTATTGGATTCTTTTTTTCTGTGAACTAAAATAGTGTTCTCTAAAAATGTCCCCACATTCCCGAAATCAACGTTATACGTACATATATACTCATTTAAACTTTTAGAGTATAAGACGAATATTTTGTTGTAAATAATTTTGTACCGTTCTTGAATATTTTCTAAAACTGGTTCTAATGTTTCTTCTGTAGCGAAAGTACAGAATAATTTATTACTCATATCTTCATTTAAAGTTATAGGGTCGATATCGTAATCAAACCTATTTTCTGCAACCATTACCATTTGTTATAAATATTAAATTGTTTCATAAACATAAATCTTTTGAGTATTTAAATTTTACTGGGTATTTTTTCCCAGATTCTAGTATATTTTGTAATTCTGTTAACGTGTCTTTTCCATCTTCCTTGCTAAAATCAAAAAGTAGAGAATCATAAGTGTATAATACTACTTTTGTTTTTTTGTTTTGTAGATATCTTAGTACTTCTTTTAAGATAAGAATATTTCTTGAAGTTTCCAACGATTGCATAAGATAGTTCATAAGCTTTTGAGGATTCATATCTTTAAGTTCCTCTGTGAAAGGTTTATCTGATACTGGATTATGAACTTCTCCAAGTGCTTCATACTTGATCCACAAGGAATTAATGAAGTCTTGTATCTTAACAAATATATCCACATCTTTATATTCTTCAGGTATTCTCCCATACAGTGCATGAAAGTTTATTTGCTTTGCTTTTGAATATTCCTCATCACCAATGACTGATTTCTTGAAATACTTCTTTGCCAGTTGCATATGAGCTGATTCGTCGGTGAGTTCATAACGTAATTGTTCACAAAGTAACCTAACGTGGTAACCATCAAAGTCAAACTCTACAAAAAAGTCGTTTTGAGGTTTAAAACTCGATCTATGTTTATCGGTCTTAGGTATAGCTGCGTAGTTTACTGAATTAAAAGCATTAGTAGGTCGAGAAGTAATGTTATATAGGTTGTAGTAACTGTAAGTAATATCGTCTACTATATTATAATTGGGATCACGAGGAGTAAACATCTCTTCGAATTGTTCTTTATGTATTCCTATACCAGATTGCTCTAAAAGATAAAATACATTAGTAGCAGTCTTATTATAAAAGTCAAACCCACTAGGTATGTTATATTCTATTACATCTTTTACTTTATAGTATATTTCTTCACTTGCTTGATAGAGTTTAGATATAGGTATAAGTTTATTAGTAATAATATTGTCCTTAAATTTATTATAGAAAGTATTTATATACGAAAAATCTCTAGAATACTCTAATTTATCAAACTTAACCATTGAATAAAGTAGTGATAAGTCTATAGCTCCTTGTAGATTAAAGTGATACAGTAAGTATTTCTTATCTAATGTATAAAGTGTAGTGAAAGCTTTAAGTAGTTCGTAGACACGCTCTTTATCTACGTTAAGACCTTCGTCATGATCGATAGGAATTATAAATCCATGCTTAGAATTAACTGGTCTTAGATAAACCGCTACAGTAGAAGTAAGTTTTGGGTGGTAATAAGAATTAGTAGGAATAATATCAATATACCCTCCTAATCTGCCTAGAGCTTGTAATCTATCTAACTGAGTATCAGTTTCAATAATATAAAACATACTTATAACCTTTATTCTAAGATAAGATTTATTTCTTAGACTACAAACTGTCCGTAATTAAAAATAAATTGTGATATACCTTTTATTTGTTTTTCTGCTTTTTCAACAGACTCTTTATTTTGAGTTTTTGCACCAAAGTAAATATACGGTCCTTTATTTAAATCTTCTAAAGGTTGAGATAATATCCATTCTATAGAAACAGGTATAGTGTAATTTTCTTTCTTTAAGTTAAGAAAATTTTCCTTATTTACCTCTATTATTTGTTTATTTCTTTTATCTTGCAGAAAATAACGAATAAATGAACCTTCCTTATAGTCTTTTTCTGTTGGTTTGATTGTATTGTTAACAAAATTAGACGCTCTCAATTTAAACTCTTCTAAAGCTCTAATGTCTCTGAGTTTAATAGAATCAGAATTAAATTCTTTACCTTGATAAAAATTACCTTTATAAGTTTCTACATAATAGCCAGTATAAGCAGAACCATCTGGTTTGATGAACTCATCTCCAGTGCTGTATTTGGTTATATATTTTGATTTAGGTAAATACATTATTATTTTGAAAAACTATAAGGTCCTTTTTTCTGTTTTGAAAAACTATAAGGCCCCTCTTTTTCGTCTATTAGTTTTCTTTCATTTTCTTGTTCATCCTTTATGTTTGCTCCTCCTACTGCAAAGTGAAAATGAGGTCCGTTTGCATGGGAAGAAGGCTTTTTGTATTCATCTTTAAATTTATGTTCTACACTGCTCATTACTTCTTTACTAGCTTTTGCGACAATTTGTTTTGCTAATATTGCTTGCCCTTCGTCAAAATCTTGCTGAATAGCCAAATCTAATGCTTTACCAAATCTATGTAAAGTATTTCCGTCTACTGGGTTATATAAATGAAATGAATCGTTACCTCCGGTCCATCTAAATCTTAAAGAGCTTAGAGTTGTTTCAGGTTTATTGGCTTCTAATAAGCTAAACGAAGAAGTTTCTGAAATATTGAATGGTCTTTGACCATTTATTTGAGTATGAATATTCCCCATAAGTTTTATAGCTAAATCTGCTGATTTTTTAGTTATATCCATTCCAGATGAAGTTAATTCAAATCCTTTTTCCCTAAATAATGGATCTGCATCTGTTTGTGTATTCTTCATAAAATTACGAACTCTAGTAGCATTAGGGAAACCTTCTTGAAGAATCTCTGAAGGAAATGGAACGTCTATATCTTCAAATATCTCATCTAAATCAAATTTACTTACCATTATTTCTTTTAAAGGAGTTGTTACCATCATCACAGCTTTAACTGTAGTGGTCCATCTATTAGAGGATATAGCATTATCAATGCCTGTTATAGTAAAACTTATATTATTTTTATACCTCGAAGGTAGTAGTCCTTCTTGTATGTTAAATACATCTGTAATTCTCAAACCAGATGCTCCGTATATTTCAAACGATAATTGTATAGGAATTATACCCGGTGAGTTATGTCCCCCATCTATTAACACCTTTTTAAGTAGTAAATTAGTAACTGTCTGATGAGCAGGTATTAAGTTACCCATTGCTTGGTCTATAATTGTTCTTTTAGCATTAATTGCTCTAACATATGATGCCAATATCCTAGAATGTTTAATTAATTTTTTCTTATCTTCTTTTGATATTTCGTCACTAAATACATCAGCATCCTGTACTGATTGGTCTAACTCTCTTTTAGGCACAAGTCTATCAACATAATTTTTATAGAAAGATTGAAAATTAAAAATATTCTCATTTAATGTACTTCCTCCTGCTGATGCTCCAATTGCTATTAATGTAGATAGT